ATGGCAAGGCAAAAAGCGAGTGTTAAGCCTAAAAACTTTGTTAGGCTTCGGAACAAGAAATTAGCTAATGGCAATAAAAGCCTGTATCTCGATATTTATCGAGACGGAGTAAGAAGTTATGAGTTCTTGAAAATGTATCTTGTTCCAGAAAATAACAACATAACAACAAGACAACAGAATGAAAACACCCTGCAGGCGGCAGAGGTTATTAGAAGCGAGCGACAAAATACGATAGTTAAGGGGCAGGCTGGAATTACTGATACCAGTGCAAAGAATAAGCTACTATTGATGGACTGGCTTAAGATCTACAGAGCCAAACTTGAAAAGAGGCAGTATAAAGACATTTCCCATGTTGACAATTTAATGAGAATACTTGCGGGGTATAAACCTGCAGCAGTAGCAAGACTAACAAGCATTGATAAGGGTTTTGCAAAAGGTTTTATTGATTACTTGAAACATGATTATGTAAGCTACAAGGGCAACAAGCGTTTGCAGAATAGTACAATCGTAGACTATGTGAGGACATTTTCAGTTGCGATAAATGCCGCTATAAAAGACGGATATAAAATAATCAATCCTTTTAAACTTCTTTCTTCTGATGAGAAAGTAAAACAGCCGGATAGTCATAGGGAATATTTAAGTCAAGAAGAACTGCTAAAGTTAATGATAACACCATGTAGAAGGGATGATATAGGGAAAGCATATCTTTTTGCCTGCTTTTCCGGATTAAGAATTTCTGATATTCGTGCGTTGAGATGGAAGAATATTATAGTAGAAGATGGGCAATTCTTTGCTATGCTTTTCATGCAAAAGACTGGTAAGGAGTTGAAAATACCTTTACCGGATAAAGCGATGGAAATAATACCAATAAGAGGTAATGATGAAGATGAGGTATTCTCTTTGCCTTCCAATCCCACCGTAGAAGATAATTTGAAGAAATGGGCAGAAGCGGCAGGAATAAATAAGTATTTGACTTTTCACACTGCCCGCCATACTTATGCAACTTTATTGCTTACGTTAGGAACCGATCTATACACTGTTAGTAAAATGTTAGGGCACACTAATGTGACTACAACTCAAATTTATGCCAAAGTGGTGGATAGGAAAAAAGTTGACGCTGTAAACCTGGTAAATGACGTGTTTAATAAATAAAGTGAGTAATGATGGATAAAATAAGAACTCTTAAGTATCTTGGCGAGGAAAGCTACAAATATAGCAAGGAAATATTGGGCAACAATGGTAAAGTATGGTTCGATTTTCACTTTGATAAATTCTTTAAAGTATGCGATTTGGGGCTTGTTGGTGAAAGGTGCATTGAAGTAATATCGGTAGGCAAAGATAAAGATATAGCCCAATTCCTGCGTGAAGCAACAGAAAGACTAAGAAATGCGGGAGCAAACTCTGTGGTGATAGATGCGTTTAATTGCGAAACTATGTATTTTGATATGATGGCCAATGAATCATATACTGATGAAAAAAGTTTGTCAGGTAAACAAGAAAAGAAAGAAATTCTCAAAAGAGGGAGAAAAAGTAAGCCGTTTAAAGATTACTTGCAAAATGATGATGGCTCTAAACTCCAGACTTTACACGGTCTTATGAGTGGAAAAGAAGGTAAAGAGGCGGCTTTAGTGATTAAAGTAGCAATACAAATAGGTTGGATAACAAAACCTACTTTCAAAGCTGTAGAAAAGGAGTTTGGCGAAATTGGTAGTGAAAGCGGCTATAACAAAGCAATGAGAGAAAACACCTTTACCAATGATGAAATACAAGGCATGAAGAACACCCTTTTAGCCTAATCAGGGTACTTCAAAAGTAGCATTTAATAGCGTAAATTAATTACGCTATTAAATGCTATTTTTTTGTTTGATATTAGGTTAATTTTCTTGCTTATGTTTGCACCATGTTAAACAGGCAGAGGTGCAAGTGTACATAGCTCCAAAGTCACAAAAATGGAAGATATGGAAGATAAAATTAATCAGATTTTAGTTTATACTCTATTGGCAGCAAAGAACGTGCTAACATTAGAAGATACATCGCTATTGACTGGACTTAGTAAAAGTCACTTGTATAAACTCACTTGTAATCATCAAATACCGCACTATAAACCTAATGGAAAACAGTTATACTTTGATCGTGCTGAAATAGAAGCATGGATGAAGCAGGGGAAAGTGAATACCATTGATGAAAGTGAACAGATGGCAGCTGTGTATTTAGCAAAGGCTTCAAGGAAGTAAGGAGGTAGACTATGGAAAAAAGAAAAAGGGCAGTCTCCACAACCACCCAATTCCATGATGATGAGGCAAAGATAGAAAAAGAAAAGGGAATAAACAAGGTGTACAATTACTTTCGATATACAACTGGAACTTCTTTAGATTGTATGTTGGAAATTGGTATCCTTCGAAATTGTATCACTTACTATATTCGTGATTTGGAAAAGATGAACCTATTGCAAGCTGTATTCAGAGCTAGAGATAAACACACTCGTAGGATGGCCAAATATTATTCTGCAGATCCTGCCATGTGGAAAAATATAAGTGATAAACAATTAAATATAGTTTTCGATGAAAGCATTTAATTTAAAGGATGCAATAGGTGACGAACTAAAACGTTGTGTTAGTACAGCTGAACGCAAGTACAGAACTCCTAAACCGGGAACATGCGAAGCGGTCCTCACAGAGTTGCTAAAGCAGATTAAATCCATTGACTTTCGGGCAAAGTCAGGATTGCCAGATGAAGGAAAGATATCACGGAAGATTTACGTGGTTGTTACCGTTGACGAAGTGCTAGATGTAGCCACTGCTAACAACTGGGGATTGGCTACCCGTGATGGATTTATCTATATCTTCAACGGTGAGTACTGGCAACCAGTGGGCGCAGATGATTTCAAACCCTTTCTTGCAAAAGCCGCGATGAGAATGGGTGTTCCTGTGATGGAATCAAAGTATCATATGTTTAAGGATGAACTATACAAGCAGTTTTTATCAGAGGCTAACCTTCAACCACCCACTAGAGGAAATAAAGTACTTATTAACTTAAAAAATGGTACATTTGAAATATCTCCAGATTGGCAAGGACTTAGAGATTTTGACAGGGACGACTTCATCAAATATCAGCTTTCATTTGAATATGATCCGAAATCTGTATGTCCAGTATTTGACAAGTATCTCCTGCGTGTTTTACCGGATGAAGATTGTCGTAAGGTATTGGCTGAATACCTAGGATACATATTCATCAATAATTTAAAGCTAGAGAAGGCTGTTATTTTGTATGGAAGTGGTGCTAACGGGAAAAGCGTGCTCTTTGAGATTATAAACGCAATTCTAGGTACAGAGAATATTTGTTCCTATTCATTACAGAATCTAACTAAATACGACAGCTATCAGCGTGCAGAGTTAGCTAATAAGTTATTAAATTATGCCAGTGAGATCAACGGGAAATTGGAAGCCTCAATATTTAAGCAATTAGTGTCAGGTGAACCGGTAGAAGCTAGACAGATTTACGGTAAACCGTTTGTCATGACTGATTATGGGAAGTTGATGTTTAATTGCAATGAGCTTCCCAAAGAGGTAGAACAGACAAATGCTTTCTTCCGGCGCTTTATCATTATTCCATTTAGCGAGACCATCCCACCTGAAGAACAAGACCCCGAATTAGCAAACAAGATTATAGGCCAAGAACTTTCTGGAGTTTTCAATTGGATATTAGAAGGTCTACGAAGATTGCTGGTCAACAAAAAGTTTACACAATCAATGAAGGTGAAGGAGCAGATAGATAAGTATCGGATGGAATCAGATAGTGTGGCAATGTATGTGGGTGAATATAGTTATGTTCCATCTAATCGATGTAGTTACTCGTTAAAAGCGATATACGATGAATATAAAGCTTATTCTCTTGATAACGGTTATAAATCTGTGAGTATCAGAACCTTTTCTGAAAGATTGAGAATGCTTGGATTTTATGGTGAGAAGAAAATGAACGGACGTATTATCTATGCAATTCGTGAATCTCAAAAAAAATAAAGTTTTATTCTTGCGTCATTAGCGTCATATCCGTCATAAAAAAGAGATATGAGTATGACGCACATGACGAATATGACAATGAAATAAAACATTTTATTTTCTAGTTTGAACATGTGAAAAGTTAATAATATGAATATCTATATTCAACCATATTTAGAAAAGTACAAGGGGAAGTCATCCCGTCATAAATGCCCGAAATGCGGTGATCCTCATTCATTCGTTTATTATCTGGACGGCAATACTGGCCAACCGATAAACAAAATAGTCGGAAGATGTAACCATGAAAGCGGATGCGGCTACCACTATACACCTAAACAGTTCTTTATTGATAATCCAGTAGAGAAAGAACATTTTGTTGCTCCGGTGCAACAGAAGCCTATACAGAAGCTTCGACAGGAAGCAAGCTATATCCCCTTTCAATATGTGGAGAAGTCAGTAAGTTACAATAGTTCTTTTGTCTATTTCCTTTGTGGGCTATTTGACTGCTATACACTTGAATCACCCACTATTGAGAAGATAATGCAGGATTATGCATTAGGAGCCACAAAGGACGGCAGTGTTATTTACTGGCAGATATAGACACCAAAGGAAAGGTAAGGACCGGTAAAGTAATGAAGTACGATCCGAATACTGGGAATAGGATTAAAGACAGTGGAGGTATTAACTGGATTCATTCAATAATGAAAAGACGGGGCTTGTTACCTGAAGATTTTAATCTAGTACAATGCTTGTTTGGTGAGCACCTTTTGAGAATGTACCCAGATAAAGTGGTCGCTTTAGTTGAATCAGAAAAAAGTGCTCTAATTGCTTCTGGTGTTTATCCTGAATACATTTGGCTGGCTACTGGAGGGAAATCTCAACTCTCTATTGATAAACTAAGGGTACTGCAAGGAAGAACGGTCATAATGTTTCCGGATGTGGACGGCTTCGAGTATTGGAATGATAAGGCTGGAGAGATTGAGGCAATCGGCTGCAAAGTGGTGGTCTCCGATCTACTAGAAAAGAACGCCAGTGATGTAGACAGAACCAATAAAATAGATTTGGCGGACTGGCTTATTAGGCAGTTATCTGTGGAGACAGAAATGTCAGATACTGTTATGATAGTAAAGACTGAATTTACTGAAACAGAAAAAATGTTGCGATACATGACAGAAATGAATCCATTTCTACAGATATTAATTGATACATTTGATTTAAAGCTTATTGTCTAATTAAAGTTGAAATTTTCATGGTTGAATCATAGTGTTATTTTGCAAAAATATATTATATTTGCATTCAGAAAATCAGGAGAATAGGGACATTCTCGTAAAGATATAAATTCTGAGGGTGTTTTAACTTATGCTAGTCCCCGCTTTCATGCGAGCAAAGGTTAATCACCCCTTTTGTTTTTATTAACCGTGTGAAGATGCACGGAACCGTAAAGTTATGAACAGAAATAATGCTCTTTTTTTTTGTTTCCCGATCATAAATCTTTCTTAAGCGGTTTTAAGCCACTTTCTCCAACTGGGTATACAAAAGTATCATCCATGCGGATAAAGTGGCTTTGTCGTTAAAGAAACGGCTCCCAGCGTCTTCTATAAACAATATATCATGGAAAAGAAAACATATACGGCTCCTCCCGGCAATCTCCGTTTGTGTGAAAATGGTGATAAAATCCGCTTGTATATCGGAAACACCTACCGGGATTTAAATATCACGTTCGCCCGTACATTTGCCGGAAAAATCAAAGAAGCAGCCGACAGACTGGCGAAGAAACAAAAACAGGATGCAGATGAAAAGCCGTGATCTAGCAACGGAATATATTGCCAAATGCAAGGAGGTAATAAAAACGCATACTATTCGCGCCCTTTCCAGACTTGGTACCGAATGCGTTAATTATGTGCGGGACCGTACCCCCGAAGAAAGTTGGGAAGACCATACAGGAAACCTGCGTAGCTCTGTTGGATATATGATTTTATACAACGGCGAGCAAGTAGAAACGGGAGGATTCCAACCGACAAAAGCCCCGGAAGGTAATGGTACGGAAGGACAGGCGGAAGGGGAGAAGTTCTTAAAGGAAGTCGTGACGGAGATAGCGAACGATAACAGTTTTGCACTAGTCATTGTCGCCGGAATGAATTACGCGGAAAAGGTGGAAGCATTGGATAATAAAAACGTTCTATCAGGTGCGCATCTTTTTGCTATAGAGGAATGGCGGCATTTGGAAAGTGACTTGCAAAGAAAGATTGAAGAAGATATTAATAAAATCCAAATAATTTGATTTATGAAAAAAGAAACAAGAAAAGAGAGAAGGGTAACGTTCCGAGTTGAGAACATGCCAAAGACGCAAAACGTGTTCCTACATCACGAACAAGGCGTATATGTACTTTCATACGAAGAAGCGGAAGAGTTCTACATGACATGCCGCAAAATCTTGTCGTCTCCTGTTGACTACTACGAGTTCAACATAGATGCAAAAGGCATTTCAAAGTGTTTTGAATCGGAGAAACTGGTAGTAAACCGTGAAAATATCTGGAAAGTATGGGTAGATTTAAAGAAAATCTTCCGTTATGAGTAATTTCTAAAAGTAGAAATAATTAGAAATGGTCGGAAGAAAGAAAGGAACACCCAAAACAGGCGGACGTGTCAAAGGGACGAAAAACAAAAAAACATCTACGCAAAAACAGTGGATAGAGGATTTTTTAACCCGGAAACAGCCCGATATGGAAAAGGAATGGGATAAACTGGAACCTAAGGACAAATGGCAGATGTTTGAGAAGCTGACAGGTTATATTGTCCCCAAAATGACTTCCGCACAAATAGATCCGTCACAGTTCACAGATGAACAACTGGACGAACTGATAAACCGCATTACTAAAGATGTGAAATGAGAATACCGATAAACCGCGAAATAAAGATCATTCTTCTTAAATGGCTGCAAAAGGGTGTCATCAATACAGACGATATACCGGCGTTGAAGAAGGAGCAGAACCAAGCGCAAAACACTTGGTTTGCCGAGCTGATTAAACGGCGGACGGAGAACAAGAGTACTAACGATTAATTTATAACAATCATGGGAAGAACAGTAGAAGAGATTAAAGCGGAATTGAAGAAGAAACAAGAGTGTTTCGATGCGCTTTACCTTTATCAAAGTACCAAAGGTGATAAATTACCTAACGGGCAAAGCGCGTTCGATTATGCGCTAAAATACACTCAAAGCATTAAAGCTTTGAAAGCGGAGTTGAAACAGGCGGAAGCGTTGCCGGATGATGAAGTTATTGCTATTGCACGAGGCGAAACATACATGACCGAAGAAGAAAAGAAACGTCGTCAAATTGATGAAAAGGAAGTGCGATCCGTTCTCGGTATAGAAGAACCGGATGAAGATATAACCCGCATGGCAAAGAAAGGTTGGTAAAATCAACGGTTGTTTCTGTCTGCATAAATAAAAATACCTTCATACGATTGCAGGCGGGGACGCCGTTTTAAATCCTTGTATATGGCAATATGTGATATGTGCATCCATAAACGGAAAGTCTTTGATGAGTCTTTAGGCTGGGTTTGGAGATGCAAGGCTCATCGCTCTTTCATCATCCCCGAATGTCTATCAAAGTGGGACGTTATGGCAGCAATAAGAGATAACGAATGCGAGTTCTTTAATAAGCCTATAAAGTTTGATGTCAATGGCTTTGCACTCGTTTGTGCGGAAGAAGAACCACCGCAACAACAAATTGAAGAAGATGATGATTTTCCGGTAGTTTGTGATTAATGGACGATATAGCATTAAAATATCTGGCAGAATGGCGTAATGATTGGTGCGCTTTTGCATCTGACGTTCTACGGGCTAATCTGGATGATGAACAGAAAGCCGTGTTGCGTTCGGTGCAAAAGAATCCTATGACCGCCGTAGCGTCCGGTACTTCAAGAGGCAAAGATTTCGTAGCTGCTTGTGCCGCCTTATGCTTTATGTATCTTACACCCGAATGGGACGACGACGGCAATTTAATCCGCAATACAAAGATAGCCCTATCCGCCCCCAGTCAAAGACAAGTAGAAAACATCATGACCCCAGAAGTTAGAAGACTGTTCCGTAACGCCGGTATATTGCCGGGGCGACTGGTTGCAAATGATATCCGCACGGACTACGAGGAATATTTTCTAACCGGATTCAAGGCAGACAACAAGAACCAAGAAGTTTGGTCGGGATTCCATGCCGCAAACGTCATGTTTATCATTACTGAAGCTTCCGGCGTATCTGAAACGATATTTAGTGCGATAGAAGGAAACCTACAGGGAAATTCACGTCTTTTGCTCGTGTTCAATCCCAACATCACTACAGGCTACGCGGCAAACGCCATGAAATCGGAGCGTTTCGCAAAATTCCGTCTTGATTCCCTGAATGCAACCAACGTAACGGCAAAAAGGGAGATTATTCCAGGGCAAGTTAACTACGAATGGGTAGAGGACAAAGTTAAACATTGGTGTAACCCTATCACGAAAGAAGAATATAATGAAGGCGAGGGGGATTTTCTCTTTGAGAACAACTTATACCGTCCGAATGATCTGTTTCGCGTCAAAGTACGCGGAATGTTCCCCAAAGTATCTGAAGATGTGCTCATCCCCTATGAATGGATCGAGATTGCCAATAAACGTTGGCAGGAGAACCACCCGTATAGACCGCGTAAATCCTGTAAACTGGGTGTTGATGTTGCCGGCATGGGGCGGGACAGCAGTGTATTTTGTCCCCGGTATGGAAACTATGTTTCACAGTTTGACGTGTTCCAGTCGGCAGGCAAAGCAAGTCACATGCACGTTGTAGGCAAAGCGCTTTCATACAAAAGGACGGATAGGGATATTATCTTTATCGACACTATCGGGGAAGGTGCGGGCGTGTATTCGCGTCTTGTGGAGCAAGGGATAAGGGGCGTATTTTCCGTTAAGAACTCACAGGGAGCGAAAGGACTACATGATATAACGGGTGAATACAGTTTTGCCAATATGCGTGCGTATTTGTATTGGGCTTTGCGTGACTGGCTGGACCCGAAAAACAACTTCTTCCCGATGTTGCCGCCGTGTGACCAGTTCACGGAAGAAGCAACCGAAACAAAGTGGAAATTCAGAAGCGACGGGAAAATAATCATAGAGCCAAAGGAAGAGATAAAGAAACGCATCAAGCGTTCACCCGACTACATGGACGCGCTTTCAGAGACATTTTACCCGTATTCATTCACATACAAGGATGATGCGGAACTATTACAGGATTTTCTATAAATTCATAGCAAATGGATAATTATATAAACACTGAATCCCTAATACTGGACACGTTGACAGATGCGCCGGTAGTATTTGAGGTAAACAATAAAAAATATAGTATCTATCCCCCTACTTTGGGAAAGACATTGCTTATTGATCGACTGAAAAGAAAGTTGTCAATCAATCCCGAACGCTCGAAAGCGAACCCACTGGAAGAAGCTTTGAGGGTATGCGAGGAAAACAAAGAGATAGTTTTGCAGTTGCTCGCATATTGTACCCTACGAATGAAAGGAGATATACAGAATGAAGCCTGTATAAAAGAACGTATTTCCGTTCTTTCTGAACTGGGACCGGACGAACTGGCGACACTGCTTTTGACTGTTATTTCAGATACGACCATTTCCGACCTGATCAAACATTTCGGTATTGACAAGGACAACGACAACCGGCGGGAGATAGCCCGGGTAAAGAACAGTAATAATACCGTTATGTTCGGGGGGCATTCCATTTGGGGTACGTTGATAGATTTTGCGTGCGAGCGTTACGGCTGGTCATTTGATTATATCATGTGGGAAATCAGCTATAATAATCTACTGATGTTGTTCAACGACCGTTCGGATAGTATTTATCTGACAGATGAAGAACGAAAGAAAGCACATTTGAGACAAAGCGGGGCAGTTATCAACGCAGATAATCCCGCAAATATGGCTAAAATCAAGGCTATGCACTGGGATTAATCATCAATAACCAACTAAAACTAAAATATTATGTCAGGAATTAAATTTTATTTTACAGGTGACAATCAGGACGTATTAAAGAAAATCAATCAGATACATACCGAGTTAAAGAAGGTCTACAACAACAAAAATACAAAGATTGACCTTAGCGCCGGGGTTGACTTCTCATTACTGGGCGAGAACTTCAAACGACTAGATCAACAGAGCCGGGAAGCGTTCGATAACATGTCAAAAGACGCCCAAAAATACATAAAAGAGATACAACAGAATATATTAAGCCTTCAACAGGTAGAAAAGATGCAGGCGGGATTAAATTCCCTGTATGAAGAAGGAAATATTGACCTGAACGCATATATTCAGTCACAAGCCCGGTTAACCGTTCTACATGAAGAGCTGGCTAAAGGCATTAATGAAAGCCGGGCGGCACTCGAAGCAGAGACGACTACAACCAAGATTGCAGCGGATTCTATCGCCGGGCTTCATGCAAAGGTGCTGATGTTGACTACTGACTACATGAACCTTTCCAAAGCCCAACGGGAAGGAACCGAAGGCGCGGCACTGTTGAAGAACCTACAGGAAACCCAAACGCAGTTGGATAACGCTTCTTTGTCGATGGACAAGTATGCATCCGGGGCAAAAAACAAGTTTGATATGTTGGGAATGAGTATCACACAGATCGCACGTGAATTGCCTTCTTTGGCAATGGGTCCGCAAATGTTCTTTCTGGCTATCTCTAACAATATCGGACCGTTTCAGGATGCAATAGCAGCCGCACGGAGAGAGTATCAGGAAATGACAGCAGCTGGGAAGACCGCTACGCCTGTTTGGAAACAGTTGCTTTCATCTCTGAAAGGTAGCGGACCTGTTTTGGCGGTATTAACTACGTTGTTCGTGGCTTTTGGTGATGATATTATAAAGTGGGTTGGTACACTGTTTAAAGCCAAAAAGGCAGTAGATGATTTAAAAGAATCCCAAAAGGTTTTCAATGAAGCGTTGAACGAAGGGGCAAAAAACGCACAACAAGATATCACCCGATTGCAACTGCTATACAAAGCCGCCATAGATACAGCACGAGGGCAAAAGGAAAGGAACAAAGCCGTAGTTGCACTTCAAAAGGAATACCCGGACTATTTCAGAAATCTAGATGCAGAAGCCATTAAAAACGGAACTGCACAACAAAGCTACGAGAATCTGGCAGCTTCTATTCTCAAAGCGGCACAAGCAAGGGCGGTAGAAAGTCGGATTGTGGAAAATCAGGGAAAAGTTATTGATTTAGAGCCACAAATAGATACAGAATATAAACAGATAGACGAGTTAAGGGGAAAATATGAAGATCTACAAAAGACAATAAAAAAAGTAGAGAGACAAACCGCCGATCCTACAGCATTGCGAGGAAATCAGAGACTTACAGCATTGAGGCAAGAAGCTACTGATATTATGGCTGAAATCCAAGAAAGAGAAGAAAAAATAGCAGATGTTCGTACAGAGATTTCTAAAATAAACAAACAAAGTCAGGAACTCGCAAACAGTATTTCCGCTATTGATTTGACGTTTGACAAAGGCGGTGCGGCAGGTGAAGATACAAATAAGAACTACAATTCTCTTGTAGACCAACAAAAGAGAATAAATGAGTTATTGGGTAAACAAGCCCTTGAAAGAAGCCGGAAAGAAGAAGATTTGGAAAATCAGGCTGTACAATCTCGTATTGACGCCATGGCGGACGGAGAAGCCAAAATTATAGCTCAACGCGAGTTGGATAATAAGAAGGAAATCCAGGCGTTAAAACGTCAAAAAGAAGACTATATACGTGCGGAAATTGAGTATCAGAAAAAGATATTTGATGAACAAGAGGAATTAAACGCCAAAAGAAGCAAGGATTACAAGAAAAAGACATTTGATCCTTCTACTGTAAAGGTTGATACATCTAAGTTCAACGAGTTAATATCAAACGAACTGATACAACAATCTATTGCCCCTTATAAGGAGGAAGTGCAGGCCTGGAATGAGTATCTTGTTGAGTATGGCAATTTCCAACAGAAGAAAGTGGCTATCAATGCGGAATATAATCAGAAGATAGCAGAAGCTACAACCAAGGGTGAAAAAGAGTCTCTAAAAAAAGAACTGGATAGTAAACTGAAAGAAGTAACTTTTGATGAACTAAAGAAGACTATCAATTTTGCAGATATTTTCGGGGACTTGAATACACAGTCTACGGAAACTCTCACCAAGATGCGTGATAAACTGAAAGAGATAATAAATAATTCCGAGAAAGATTTAAAACCGACTGATTTAAAAGAACTGCAAGAAGCATTCAGTAATATTGATTTGAAGATTGCAGAAAGAAATCCTTTCGGAGAACTTAAACAAGGCATTGAAGGCTATAAAAGCGCTACTGAAGCCGTAATAAAGGCGCAAGAGGATTTGAATACTGTACAAGAGGGTGGAGAAGTTATTATCGGACAATATACTGATAAAACCGGAAAGGTAGTAACTAAACTACTAACGCAAGAGCAGGCAGAGAGAAATCTGTCAGATGCGCAGAAAGAGCGTCTAGAATCACAAGGCAAATTAACAAAGGCTGTGAATAGTATAGGCCAGCAAGGACAACAGTTGGTAAACGCTGGTAATAACTTAGTTGATATGCTTACAAATCTAGGTGTTGCGGTTCCTGAATCTATTTCCGGTGCTCTTTCCGGATTAGGGCAAATCATGAGCGGGCTTGAAAGCATTGATTTAACAAAGCCATTCAGTATAATTTCATCAATTACGGGGATTCTTGCCGGTATAACTAAAACTATATCCAGTTTCTTTGGGGGGCCGGACGGTACCGCTTATTATGAAGGAGTAAAAGAACAGCTTGAAGCAATAAATGAGGTCTATGATCGTATTATTGACAAAAGCAAGGAAGATATAGCTTTCGGTGGTGGATTTGCATCTGTTCAAGCAGCTACACAAGCCATGGATAATTACGAGAAGAAAGTAAGCAATCTCCAAAAGATTGCCGCAGCTTCGGGGCGTGCCGGTGCAAGTTGGAAGTCTCATAGTGCAGAATGGCATTCTAACAAAAATGTGGGTGCAATAGGTGGTTTTGAGCAGATGAGCGACATCTTAGGTAAATCAATAAGCTCCATGACAGACTTGTATAGTTTGTCAGGAGATGAATTGTTCCTCATTCAGTCCCAAATGCCGGAAGCATGGAGTTTAATTGATGCCAGAATTCGTGAAAACCTGGATAGCATCGTAGCCTGTAAAGATGAAGCGAATGAACTGAGGGATGCTCTTAATCAAGCCATGACAGGGGTTGATTTTGATTCCTTCTACAATGGGTTTATTGATCAGTTATCCGATATGGATACCTCTTTTGAAGATATGTGTGATAACTTTGAGGATTATCTGCGTAAGTCAATCATGGCGGGGCTAGTTGCTAGCCAGTATCAAGACCGTATAAATGCTCTTTATGAACAATGGAGTGATGCTGCCCAAAGCGATAAGAAAATAACAGAAGAAGAAGCAAATGTATTGAAAAATCAATATCAGCAGATTGTCAATGATATGATGCGTGACCGTGAAGAAATGGCTAAGTCTTTCGGTTGGGATGCTTCTGTTACTTCTCAGGAATCGTCAAAGAAGGGCTTTGCAACTGTTTCTCAGGATTCAATAGATGAACTTAACGGACGTTTCACTGCTTTACAGATGTCCGGGGAAGAAAGTAAAATCCAGCTTATTTTACTCAATCAAGTAACAAATGCGTTGTTAAATGTAAACGAGATAGGAAACACCATGTTAAACGACATTTTAAATCAACACGTTATTACTAACAATTATTTAGATGATATTGTCAAATATACTAAAGCATTACAAGAAATGAAGAATGATCTCGCAGCAGTAAAGAATAATACAGCAGCTTTAAACACCCGTAGATAATATGGCAAAACCAAAAACACCTAATCAGAAACAACAGTATCAGGAGTTAAACCGACGTTTGCAAAAGTATATACTTCTGGTGCAACAGATATACGAAGATTTGGCACTCGAAGCGTCAAAACTCGCACTTCGTACCGGTTACGATCCGGAAGGAAAGAAGATTTTCCGGTTCAAGGACTATCCCCAGACGAAAGCAGGTATAGACAAGCTTTTGCGTAACTTCGTGGAAGATATGCAGGTTCTCATTTACCAAGGGACGTCCAAAGAATGGAAGCAAAGCAACGAGATACAAGATTTGTTAGCTGATAAGATTCTTAGTTCTTATGTTGGAGAAATAGACAGGGATAAGTATAAAATATACTATCAGACCAATTCGGACGCCCTGAAGGCATTCCAACAACGAAAAGACGACGGGATGAACCTTTCCAAAAAGTTGTGGAACCAGTCGCGGGAACTGAAAGAAGAGTTGGAGGAAACAATATCTACAGCCATTCAGAAGGGCTACAGCGCAATAACTCTTAGTAAGCGTGTAAGTAAATACCTGAATGATTTCCCGACGTTCCAGAAGGACTATAAAGAGAAATACGGTAAAGCATCCGACATACACGACTGTGAGTTCAGAAGCGCCCGACTTGCTGCATCTGAAATAAACATCGCATACAGAAGGGCGGAACAAATGAGATGGGAGCAGCTGGATTTTGTGGTAGGTTATGAAATCAAGCCAAGCGGGATGCATAAGAAGAAGGATATTTGCGACTTGTTGGCGGGGAAGTATCCCAAGAATTTTAAATGGGTAGGTTGGCATCCGCTTTGCAAAGATTATTGTTTGGCAATCCTAAAGACTGAAGAGGAGTTTTGGGCGTGGAACATAGGAGACGGGAACGACACTACAAGCGTAAACGAGGTTAAGGACGTGCCGGATGCTTTCAAACAATGGGTAGGTACAAATGCGCTCCGTATCGAAGCGGCCAAAAGAAAAGGGACTTCTCCGTACTTCATCAAGGACAATCAGGAAATAGTAGACAATATCCTTTCCGGTGCCCCTGTGGGCGAATATTACACCCCAATGGGAACAGATGTTAAGGGTAAAACGAAATGGTCGGAAAACGCAATTAAAATAGAAAAGAAATTGGGTGTTAAATCCGGTGCTCCTATGACATTTGAAGAAGCAAATGAACTAAGGGGAAATATCAATTATAACAAGGGGGATGAGTACCGGGTTAACTGTCAATCCTGTGTTGTCGCCAATGAGTTAAGGCGTAGAGGATTGGACGTAACCGCAAAGCCAAATCTTAAAACAACTGGAAATATCCCTTATGAACTTTCTAAGCAAACAAATTGGGCATGGATTGATCCGGAAACTGGGGAAATGCCAAAGAAAACCGTAATAGGCCGTAAATTTGACGAGCGAGGACGTATTATAGCTAAACCGATGAAAGAGACTTTGCACGACCTATACGAAGCCACCAAAGAACCGGGACGATATCATATAAATTGGGGATGGAAAGGGAAAAACGAAGGGCATATCGTCACGTTTGAAAGGACATCCGACGGGAAGGTCGTTTGGTATGATCCGCAAACAGGTAAGAAGAACTTCTTCACCAAAGAATATTATAACAGAATGCGTGTTTCTCATGGTATAAGTATTTTACGGGTAGATAACCTTCTCGTTAACACGGATATTATAAACGGAATTGTAACCAATTTACAAAAATAATCGTATATTTGCCGTATGGAAAAAGACATTTCAAAATATCGTAAAATAGCTCTTGACTTCGCAAGCAAGGACAAGTACGACGGATGCCGTTTTGAGAAGGAGTGGAACGGTTATTACGCTTTTTATGTGTACACAAAGAGAAACAAAGGGGCTTGTACCGGCTTCCCCGCCTTTGTCCTAGTGGACGATGATTTGAACGCGCGGTATTCAGATTTTGACGAGACTTTAAAACTTATGTAATAACAATAACAAAGCGTTGTGAAGATGCAGCGCACCCAGATTATGAACGAAATAGAACAACTTTTAGCCGTAGGACCGGTTAATGTCATCATTGAAACACTTAAAACAAAATCCGTCTGTGTTCCTTCATGGAATAAGCTTATCAAGGATTACGAACCAACAGAACATGAGATAGTATCTGACACAGTTACTCGTAAAGACAAGATTCGATCTAATGGAGATATAGAAAAAGCTTCCCGTATCTACATTGGGCTTGAAAAACTTCTCACCAAACGAATGACTGAATTCATGTTTGCTATCCCGGTTAAACGTGTATATCATAATATAGAAGACAATGAAACCCGCCAGAAGATAGCGAAAGCGATAGAAGCCATTTACAAGTTTGCCCGCATTGATGCGGAGAATATCAGGCGCGGAAACGCTTATTATGCAGCGTGTGAAATCTGTACGATATGGTATGCAGTTGAGAAGCCTAACAGCCTGTACGGATTCAGAAGCAGATTTAAACTAAAGTGCAAGACTTATTCACCAATGGACGGTGTCAGCCTGTACCCTCTCTTTGACGAACGGGGCGACATGCTCGCAATGTCACTGGAATACAATAAAAAGATACTGGATAAAGAAATAACCTATTTCGAGACATACACCGACAAAAAGCATTACAAGTGGAAACAGGAAAACGGCTTGTTCTGGGAAGAAGTCACCAACGAGCCTATCGCACTTATGAAGATACCGGCTATCTATGCCTACAGGGATTCCGCGATCTACGCCGATTTGTCATATATCAGAAAAGAGATAGAATACACCCTTTCACGCAATAGTGACGTGATCGCATATAATAGTGCGCCTATCCTCAAAGTTGCGGGCGGAATGAAAGGCGGAGAAGACAAGGGAGAAAGCCGTAGGGTATTCCGTGTTGAAAACGGCGGAGACGTTTCTTATGTTTCATGGGCGCAATCTATCGAGGCCTTGAAGTATCATGTAGAAACGCTTACTAACTCCTTCTGGTCGCAATCACAGATGCCGGATATTTCCTTTGAAAAGATGAAGGATTTGGGAAATATCGGCTACGATGCACGCCAGACACTTCTAACTGATGCGCATCTCAAAGTCGGAGACGAGGCGGGGAACTGGTTGGAGTTTCTGGACCGTGAAAGTAGTATTGTGAAAGCGTTCCTTTCCCTGATGAATATACAGTGGAAGGAAGAGATAGATAACGTAGATGTTGAAAACATCATAACGCCGTTTATCCAGAACGACGAGAAGAACGAAATAGAAAAGCTTACTACCGCAAACGGTGGTAAACCAATATTAAGTCAGTTAGAAAGTATTAAAGCGCTCGGTTATTCCAATGATCCGGAAGCAACACTAAAGCAGATTCAGGAAGAAGAAGCCGTAGCGGAAGAAAACAAGGGCTCGATAAATGTTAGTGCATTATAAGGATTCATGTTGTTTATTCATAATAATGTTCTTAGAAAATTCTGAAGGGGCGGGCGTTGTGAAACGGTCGCTCTTTTTTGTACCATGAATATATAAAAATAACCTACGCACTTACACATGCGTAGGTCTGATTTGAGCAATAGAAAAAGGGGTAACGCTACTATTATTCACATTACCCCTTTATAGACTTGAATTCACAAATATAGTGAATCAGTTTATTATATCAAAGGCTTGCTAACCATTTTTTACCGGATTTGGTTTTGAGCCATATTAAAAAAGCTCCGGCTACTATAATGCCCGCTGTGAATATTGCTGCTAACATTTCCATATTCTATAAATTCTTGATCCATTTCTTCCCGGATGGAGTTTCGGTATAAATCAAGAATACTACCGCTATAACAGCCAACACAACAAAAACAAATATTCCTGCATTCATATCAATTCATTTTAATAAGTTATTTCCAATTTTCGCCCACGAATAAGCTAATATACAACCAACAAGTAACATGATTAAAAGTTTTAAGTTTATAACGCTACCCTGAAAAAATAGCACCATACCACCAAGAACCAAAGCTGTATATGTTAATTGTGAAAGATTAAAGAAATACCCGGCAAGCTTTTCCCGCCTAGTCTTATCTTTTTCTTTCCGTTCTTTCTTTTCTTCTTGCATCTTACTAAAGTTACTCATTTTGCACTGTTGTATATGTATTGCAGATACAAAGATAGTCATTTGCAGCGAGAAATCAAACGAAATCAAGAGAAATTAATTAATTGACTTTTTCGACCACTGGATGAGGTGATAAAATCATGTTTTGGTTTTCCTCATTTTTGCGGAAAACTTGCTCCATAATTTTGTGGAGTATGAAAACCTGTTTTTGCCATTTAAGGCAAATTTCCCCTAAAATTGATAATCAGGTAGTTACGTTTTAAATACGGGCGTTATCGTGTTTCACGTTATCGCTTGATTATCACGCCCTAATCCTGAACTAAACATTTCTTAGGGTAGATAACAAACGTTACATAGGGGTAATTTCCCGTATGAGTGAAATACAAAATTTTAGTTCACTTGACGTCGGCCGAAAAATCGGCCAACCTACTATAGTGAAAATCAACGGGCGCAAATTTACGCTCGTCAACCGTTAGGGGAATTGTCCTAACGACTGATTATCAGGCTAAACTCATTTTTGAGTTGAGATAACAAAGTTGCAGAGTTACGTTTTAAATGCCGGAATAACTGGCATTTGGGCAAGCGTCTGATTATCAATGTGAAGGATATTTTTCTTCTATCTGGGATATGATTTTTTTCAATTCTTCTACAGATGTGGCTTTATAATAGTCGCTTTTGTGTTGAATTAGGGCGGTTAGCTCTTCGCCTTTGGCTTCTTCAGGTTCGGCAAACAAATCTCTTACTGGAACATCTAAGGCTGCCGCAAATCGTTCTAAAGTTGCTAAAGTCGGATTTTTCATCAAAGAATTTATGGTTTGCTTGGGTACACCTAATAAATCAGCAAAAGCAGATTTTGTAAGCCCTTTATCTTTTAGTAATGTTTCAATATTCATATAATACCTGCTATTTAATGATGTAAAGTTACTGATATATCCGAATTGTAATATTGCTATATTACTAATTAATGTTAAAGCAAGAGTGTAAAGTTACTAATCCTATTGTTTAGTAATATTTTATTGTTACTTTTGCATCGTCAAAAACAGAAAATCATAATAAACACCAATAAAAACGATTATGGCAAAGAAGAACATTTCTAAGATTCTGGAACAAGTGGAGCACATCTTTTTGAAACACTGCTTCAGTTATGAAGAAGTAAGTAGCAAAGAAGTTTGTATAGAACCGAAGCGTTACAACAAGCTTTATCTTACTGCACAAGGACGGAAACATAACTACAACGCTATGTTTGATATAAGCAAGGATTATCCCTGCTTAGTGAATTTCAAGACATTATAAATTACTGTGTAATTATTGTACATTTTGTCTACTTTGGGGATACTGGTTTGTGAAAATAGGTATCCTATCTTTACAAAATTATTAACCAGATGACGTGCGTCAAACGCATATCATTATAAAGATATTATATTATGGCTTATTTCCCATTAAACATTAACGAAGAGTTGGCGGACTTGTTACGATCTGCCACGGAGCTAAACGGTTTGCTTAACAGCTATGTAAAAAAGCATTTCAAGGGCTTGGATTATCAGGACTGGCAAGAATATCCGGCAAAGCAGATTGCAGAAATGCAGGATAGTACTTTAGACATAATGTCGGATTTATCCGATATTATCGGCTACGATATTGCACAACAAGCGCACGCAGAACTTAACAAGGAGGTGAAGGTATGAAGACAATCAGAGTAACAGACGCAGCCGCTCGGTTTATCAAACAGATTAGGGCGGAGGAATTAGAGGAAAGGAAGATTTTTCTCTGTGAAGCCTATACGAAAGCGGTTGAACATGCGTTGGCAAATGATGAATACAATGAAGAGGATTTCTATCCCTTGACTGTGATACATGATTATCATAAGTTGATAGAGGAGTTATCTGTAGATGATGAGCGAGTATGA